GACTTCTTAAAAGAAGATGTAGACTTTGTACTCGAAGAAGAAACTAATCCTGGTGAAGGCGAAATGGAATTTAACGTTCGCCTTCTAACAGGAGCATTTGTTGAGACTTTGATTGGATTTAAAAATCTAAGAATGATTGATGATCCAGAAGATAAAGAAGAGTTTCAACTAGCATTTGATTTTGCTATTAAGTCAACACCTGATCCTGAACTCACTGAGAAAAATAGTGGTTTACAAAAGGTCGCCGGTGATGTATTATTTACATTATTCCAAGAAGCAGAAAAAGTGAAAGCAAAAGACCTTGAGTGAGAATCTACAACAAACTATATTAAGAAATGTATTGACTAATGAAAATTACATGCGTAAGGTTCTGCCGTTTATACAACCAGATTATTTTACTGGTATACATCAGAAGTTATTTAAAGAATTGGCATCCTTTGTTGCGAAGTATAACAAGCTTCCGACTGAGGAGTCTTTTCGTGTTGAGGTAGATCAGTCTGATCGTTTTGCAAATGCAAATGATTATACTGAAGCATCAGCAATAATTCCTGATATATTCAAGATAGAAGAAATTGATACACAATGGCTTGAGAATACTACTGAGAAGTGGTGTCAAGATCAGGCTGTACATAAAGCTGTACTAGAAGCCATTACTGTTATTGATGGTAAACATAAGACTCTATCTAAGAATGCATTGCCTGATCTATTACAAAAAGCTTTGGCTGTATCATTCGATACAAATATCGGTCACGATTATATTGAAGCATTTTCTGATCGATATGACTTTTACCATGCACAAGAAGAAAGGATAGAGTTTGACATTGAAAAACTTAACCTCATCACTAAAGGCGGTTTACCCAATAAAACACTTAATATTGCTTTGGCTGGCACTGGTGTTGGTAAATCTCTATTTATGTGCCATGTTGCTGGAAGCGTACTAGCACAAGGTAAGAACGTTTTATATATTACAATGGAAATGTCAGAAGAACGTATTGCTGAAAGAATCGATGCTAACTTACTTGATGTACCATTAGATCAAATACCTAACTTATCTTTTGATATGTTTTCTAACAAGATTGCAAAACTTAAGAAGATGACAAACGGTAAGTTGATTGTAAAAGAATATCCAACCGGTTCTGCACATAGCAATCACTTTCGTGCATTACTCAATGAACTTAAACTAAAGAAGAAGTTTGTACCTGATATGATATTCATCGATTACTTGAATATCTGTGCATCTTCTCGTATGAAAACAATGGGAGGATCTATCAATTCTTACACATACATCAAAGCAATTGCTGAAGAGCTACGTGGTCTGGCGGTCGAGTTTGACGTTCCGATCGTATCTGCAACTCAAACGACGCGTAGTGGTTATGGCAGCTCAGATCCTGGGCTTGAAGATACGTCCGAGTCTTTTGGATTACCCGCAACGGCGGATCTAATGTTTGCCTTAGTTTCTAACGAAGAGTTAGAATCACAAGGTCAGATTATGGTAAAGCAATTAAAGAATCGTTATAATGATCCTGCTACACATAAGAGATTTGTGGTAGGCATAGATAGATCACGTATGAAATTATTTGATGTATCTGAATCACAACAAAATTTAGTTCAAGACGTTCCTGTCTTTGACAATTCTACGGCACAAGAAAAATTTAGTAATTTTAAAATGGAGTGATTATGAAGGGACTTATATGGCCAACTTTATTTTGTATATTTGTAATAGTCATATTACCTGTATTGTTAGTTGACAATGCTAAGTATTGTAAACAAAGTATTATACCTTGTTATCCATGGGTGGAGCCAAGAGAATGGGAATAGATCCTAGAAAAGCAGCACAAGAAGAAGCTGAAAAAACGTTTGAATTGTTCATAGATTGGACGAAGAAAGTTGTATATATAAGCTTATTCTGCTTAGTAGTTGTAGTAGTGGGATGCAACAGTGGAGTAGAAACAGGACCAAACAAAACTGGTTCTCAATATAATGGTGAGCAATATGATCCACAAAATCTTAATATAAAGGAAAACAAATGAGTGATAAAGTAACACCTATAGGGTGGGGAAAAACTATTTTAGGCATGAAAGATGCATGGAATGGTATCATGACTATCAAGAACTCTCCGCTTCGTAATCTACCTCCTCAATTAGGTCTAATGGTATTTTCAATACTAGCTATCATGTGGAGTGGTATCTTTGCAGCCCTAATAAATAATCCGTATGCATTTGGAATATCTGCGGGTGGTCATCTATTAGTAGTCTTTGGTATTTTTATTACAGCCATAGTATACGATAGTGCAGAAAAATATAGTGCACCACAAAATTATAACTCTCGTGGTAATGGTGGCGAACACGAATAATGACTTGGGTATACTTTATTGTTGTATATGGATACCCTCTAATGATGATTGCTGTAGCAATTATGTTGCATAGGAAAAATAAATGAAGTGGTTTATAGTAGTAGTTTTTAACACATTTCCTGGAGATGTTTATATATTTCATCAACCTTCATTTGATGATAGGAAAACATGTCTAGTAACTCTATGGGAATCTAGAGATGCTGTTTTACAAAAGCTTATTGAAGAGTATGGTAAACCAATGCCAATAGAAGCAGTAAATTGTTTGTCAGAAGAAGTAATTAAGAAAGTGATAGAAAATGCAATGGCTGATAGTGTTAATAACACTTAATACACCAGACCCATGGGCAATACAGACCCTCAAGTTTGAATCTAAAAATAAATGTGTTGAATATGTAAACAATGCAGAAAATCATGGAACACTAGCTATTGAAGTTATAGCAAAAGGTGGATTCAATGATCGTATAGAAGCTATAATGTGTTTGCCTGAAGGTAATGACACAGTAAAAAGAAAGTACGATGGCTGAAGAAAAAGAAATATATGTTACTGAAGACTTAGTATCATGTTCAGGTGAGCCACCTGGAGACCATCCACTTGTTTATATAAGAGTCCCTAAGGGACAAACTATTCAATGTGGGTATTGCAATGTAAAATTTATAAGGAAAAATGATGGCTAAAGTGATGATTGGTAGTTCAGCAAGAAGCTGGTCTAGAGCCAAGTATAAGAAAACATCTCAAGGTAATGGTAATATAAAATTCTCTTCTATGAATAAAGCAAAAAGAAGAAGTCATAAGAAGTATAGAGGTCAGGGGAAATAATGCATGCACGTCTCATCTCATACTCACAACCTGTACGGCATGTACACTCTGGCGAACCAGGAATCATGGGACTTGAAAACATCCAAGACCTCGTCGCGTATTGCGCCCGTGTCTCCAATCCGTCAAACCAAGCTAACACCAAAACAACGTCAAAGTTACTTGGATATCTCATCAAGCACAAACACTGGTCGCCATTCGAAATGGCATCAGCCTGCATCGAAATCGAAACGACAAGAGATATCGCAAGACAATTCCTCAGACACCGATCGTTTTCATTTCAAGAGTTTTCTCAGCGGTATGCTGATATCAGGGATCTTAGTGATAATTTTGTTTTAAGAGAAACTAGATTACAAGATACAAAGAATCGTCAGAATAGCATAGAAAGTGATGATGAAAGATTAGGAATGATATGGGCTGCTAAACAATTATCTGTTATTGAAGCGGCAAAAGAAGCATATGAATGGGCTATAGATAATGGTATCGCAAAGGAACAAGCAAGGGCCGTTCTTCCTGAAGGCAACACTGTATCAAAGTTATACGTCAACGGAACTATTCGAAGTTGGATACATTACGTTGAATTACGATCGGACAATGGTACACAAAAAGAACATATGGAACTGGCAAAGGCAATTGCTAAAGCTATAACACAAATCTTTCCAACAATAAAGGACTACGTACAATGAATAAACATCTTCATACATATTACGCTGATGCTCCTAATGAAGGACAATATTGTGAAGTTCACTTTAATTTTAAAGAAGAACATGCTTACATTACATACCATAAAGAAGATGGTACACGTTTTGATAGTGAAGAATTTCCAGGTAAATCATTAAGATATGTAGAAGATGCAGCAGAAAATTGGGCTTTAGGTATAAAAAAGTTAAATTAACTGTGTACAAACTCTTTTGTTTGTGATAGAATATATCCTATGAGAAAAACAATTAATAAATTTGCTGGTATATTTTCAGCGTTATCTATTGTAGCCGTTGCGGGTTGTACATGGGTTGGCGTTGTTGATTTTAAAGAAACAGTCGACTGTATGACTGCTAACATTTATCACGAAGCTCGTGGTGAACCGTTAAAAGGTCAATACGCAGTTGCTCATGTTGTTATGAATAGAGTACATCATAAGCAATTTCCTAATAGTGTTTGTGAAGTTGTTTTTCAACCAAAGCAATTTAGCTGGACTCATACTATAAATGATCCACGTCCTCGTGATTACAAAGCTTGGAATCAAGCTAAGAAGATTGCATTAGAAGTTATGCATGGAGATACGCCAGACTATACATTTGATGCAATATATTATCACGCTGATTATGTAGATCCTTGGTGGGCAAAAGCAGATGGTATGTTTATGACACGAACTATTGGTAGACATATATTCTATAATTTTGATGGAGTTTGGGAATGAGACGTGAAATAGATTATAAATTTAATGAAGCTAATCTTATAGATGAGTTTAAAGATTATATTGATGACACATATAAAGGTCATTATGCAACTAATAAGTTTCAATCAACTGAAGTAATTATTGAACGAGGTCATGGTACAGGTTTTTGTATGGGCAATGTTGATAAGTATTCGAACCGATATGGAAAGAAAGGATCTCGAGATGATGCTCGTAAAGATCTGTTAAAAGTATTACATTATGCTTTGATACAACTTTATGTGCATGATAACAAACTGTGATAAAAATATCACATTTTAAAAAATGTTTATAATGGTATACTAAACTATAATAAATATACATGTAAACGTTATAAAGATGGTATGGACCTGGGGGCAGTACCCAGCTGCTCCACCATAAACACATTAGGAAAAAGTATGTTCAGTAAGCAATGTAAATTACATATGGAAGAAGCTGGTATGACACGGTGGCAGCATTTTAAAAGAGCCTTATGGATTTCTTGGCAATTAGAAAAAGCTGCTTATGCTTGTTTTATACATGCCTTTGGACCAAGATGGTTTAAAACATATGCATCAAATAAATGTAAAGAAGTATTAGACACAAAATAGTGTGTTTTTGATGGGGCAGAAATAGGATCGACATGGTATCTAGTTTACAATAAAATAAACGCAAACGATAATTTTGCACCATCTGGATTTGCGCTAGCCGCATAATCACAGGGAGCTGGTCACTTGCTTAGCAACAGAAAAGTGACATCATATAAGAAAGGGGAGATTATATGGAAATCTTAAACAAAGTTAAAACATGGGCAGGAGCACTTGCTGAAGTCGGTATTTCGATAGCAGCGCTTATGATTGTAATTGAGGTCTTAGGCCTTAGTTCAACTCTAACTCCGTTCTTGCCAACTGCGAGCGTGATATCTAACGTTAGCGGAATAATAGCAACATTAGGATCACAGGGACTCGTAGGTTTAGTGGCCGTTTGGGTACTCTATGAAATCTGGAATCGTAAATAAAAAGGAAGAACGATTATGAAAATTGCAGCAACAGTAGCAGCAACTCTTATTATGGCGTCCTCAGCAGTTTCTGCTATGGACCTCACAGTAGCTGGTCAGACTTTGTCCGCAGGTGGAAAAGCTGACTTAAATTATGACACAGGAACTGAGCTATGGGCTATGGATTTTATTCCATCAGTCGGTATGAATGCTTGGGGCACTGACTTTAAAGCATCAACAACTTTTGATGTTATTAACTTGAATGCAGGTGACGTATTTCAGGGAGTAGACTTCGAAGCGGGGTATACGATCGGTGGTACAGGCCTACGTGCGTATGGAGAAATCGGTACAGACGCAGACTTTGAATTCGGCGACGCAACAGTCGGCGTATCATTCGCATTCTAATTCAGCACTGACGCTGATACACGGGGGTAGGAGCCAGAAATAACCTCGCGGGGAGCCACGGTCAGCTCCCCATTTTTATATAGATAATGTATGAACTATTTTGAACTCGGACCAGAACAAAATACCTTCTCTAATATCGTAGTTGATTTAACGCATCGTTGCAACATGGAATGCGCTAATTGTTATATACCGAATAGAGATGTACCTGATCTCGATAAAGAAAAACTATTTGAGTTTTTATCGAGGTTGCCTTCACGTACATACATTCGGTTGATAGGTGCAGAGCCTACGATGAGAGATGATTTACCAGAAATTATTTCGAAAGTAAAAACACTTGGGCATAGACCAAGCGTGACTACAAATGGTCTTAAACTTGCCCAACTCGCTTATGTTAAAAAACTCAAAGATGCTGGATTGAGATTATTGTTACATAGTATGAATGGTGCTGATGATGATATGGCATACAAAGAATTAGATAATGGTAAATGGGCTACGGTAAAGGTAAGAGCATTAGATAACATATTTGCCGAAAGACTTCCAATCAATACAGGTACTATTCTTGCTCGTGGTGTAAACGAATATATTATGAATAGACAAGTAGAAGTATTTGCTGAAAGAGCAATAGCAAATGGAATTAATTTTAATACAACACCTCCATATAATAAAATAACTCCTGTTCTACGAATGAAATCGGTTGGTATGATCGGCAGATATATGGAAGGCGTGTCCTATACAATTGATGAGTTAACTGATATGGCAGTTTATAGATTAGGTATAGATAAATCAGATATAATAAAAACATCAGCAGGCGTTGTGAAAGCCGGTCCACAATCAGGTGAAGCTTTGACATCATATATGTTTCCATACGAAACCGAAGCTGGTAAAGTTTTAATTAGGTTGATCGATTGGCAAACTGATGACGATGGTGTAATAGACCACGATAATCCAAATCGCGGTAGACTAACAGAAAACTTTACAGTTGCACCATTCTTTGAGCACGTAAAGAAAAATGAATACGGTTATTAAATACAATAAAGGTTGGTTTCAAGCTATAGATCAAATAGCTTCTATTGTAAAAGATTTACCTAACGATAAATTAAAAAATAATTATTCTATCGACAGATTAATTATTGATGAGTGGGTTGCGGTTTCTATATATGAAGGTGGATTTTCTTCTATAGCTTGGAGACCACAGTGGGGAAATAATTGTAGAATTTTAAATAGATTTTATAAAATACCATCATCTAGATTTCAAAATAAGCAATATAAAGTATCACAAGATACACTTGATATGATTCAGCAACAATTAGATGCAGCAAAAACATTATCGTTTGATTGTGCTTTTATGAGTAGAGAGACAAAGACACAAGCGTTTAATCATTATAAAAAGCACCTACCTCAACTTTGGAATTGTCCAAAAGAAAAATATAGAATGACAAAGAATGGCTATCAACACATTGCATGGACAGCTATAAATAGTAATGAATTAATTATGGAGAATTAAATGGCAGTTACAATTACAGAACCAGATGCTCCTCTAGCATTAAAGTCTTTAGGAGATCATAGGACAGTCGTAATTCGAAAAGGATCACCATGGGATCCAGTTGAACTAATAGAATTTTATAAAGAACTTGGTCAAGTTGTACAGCAAAACGATAAGGTAACCGGTACAATTGCTACTGGTGAATTAGTACGCGTAAGACAAAATGGTTTATTTGCTGGTAAAGACGACGGTGAATTAGAATGGCACAGCGCAGGTATGAACCGTACAGGCCATGATGATATTGTGGCTATGTATATGCATCAACCGGCAGAAAGCGGAGGCGTGACATACTTTACTGATCATCAAACAGCTTTTGCAGATTTATCTGATGATATAAAAGAAAAATTACGCAAGCTAAAGTCTAAAGTAGTAACATATACAGCTAAAATGAAATTAGAGAAAATGCATTATAAAAATGTTTTTAGTGATGAACAAACAATGATGGAGTTTCGTGATATTGACGGCAAGACAAGCTTTGAAAAACAAACTCCACGTAAAGACTTAGTCACTAAACATCCAATTAATGATAAAGAAGGATTATACTTTCCATGGAGCGTAATCCGTGGATTTACAGGTATGACTCATGATGAACAACATGAGACTTATTATATGCTCAAAGAACATACATTAAAAGATGAATATGTTTACTCGCATGAATGGGAACCGTATGATATTATTTTAAGTGATCAGCATCACAGTTTACATAAAAGAGATAGCTATACAGGTGATAGAGAATTGTGGAGAGCTGGAATATGGTTGTCGCAGGAACATTAAAAACTGATCTCTTAGATAAGGGTTTAGTTAAAATAAAAATGGATCGTCAACTGACAATCGAAGAATTTGAAGGTATAGTTGAGATCTTAGGCAAGCCGCTTGTTACAGATAAACATGTACTAAATGAAAATCGTACGGTCCAAGAATTAAGTAATACAGGATTATTTGGTGATGGTGATGTTGATTGGCATCATGATTGGAGCTATGGTCGAGGAAATTATTTCGGCACGATCTTGCATAACGTAAAGAATGCTGAGCTTAGTCCTACATGGTTTTGCGATATGAGCAAAGCTCCAGACTCTCTCAAATATATTTACAAAGATGCAGTCGGAGAATACTATCCACCAACACATTTACACGGTCAATGCTTTACCGAAAAACAATTACGTATTTTAAAAAAGCAAGCAGTTACTCGTCCATACATTATCAATCATCATGTGACAGGTGAAGAGATTTTATATTGTAGTATTGGCACATTGCAAAACCACGATTGGGTTCTGACTCCGTTACGTGAATGGATAGAAGAAAACGCATATGTACACATGTGGGAACCATATGATATATTGATATGGGATAATCTTAAGATGAATCATAAACGAGTGGCATTCGAAGGTGAACGATTATTATGGCGAACACAATTTCTGATATAACATTCGTTGTTACATTAAGCATAGATTTTCCAGAACGTAAACATAATTATGAAAAACATAAAGAACATTGGAAAGATGTAAATGTAATTTATGAAATCGCTGAACCAACAGAAATATTTCATAGAACTAAATTATTTAATAATGGATTAAAAAAAGTAAAAACTAAACTAGCGGCTATAGCAGATATAGACTGCATATTTTCTTATGAGGTTTTAGAAAAAGCCGTTCAAAGATGTAAAGATAAAACATTTGTTATACCTTTTAACAAAGTACATCATTTAAATAACTCGGGTGATATAGTTACTACTTGGAAATCGCCACCTAAATTAAACAAAGAAACATTAGATAAACATTTTTATACCGGTCAATTCGATACATTTATAGATTATAGTAATATAAAAATACCATCATTCAAAGCACCTACTGGCTTATGTGGAATTGTAAATGTAGATGAATATAGAGAATGTGGGTTTGAAAATGAAAACTGCATCGACTATGCTTTTGAAGATATAGAACGAATAGTTAGAATGAAAAAGTTTGGCATAGATACCGTTTGGTTAGATGAGGTAGGTTATCATTTATGGCATCCTAATAGTAGTAGAAAAAGAAATAAACTATTTAGAAA